GAGTATGCGTATCAGTCGCAATACTTCCATTATTTGTAAAGTTATTACCATTGCCACTAGCATCTGTCTGAGGGTTAGTAGCATTATCTAAATAAAATGTAGGTGAACCAGCTAATATTGCAGTGCTTGATAATGGTGTCCAGAATGTTCCTGTTGAATCAAATTCTCCAAATGACTCAGGGCCAAGCTGACTACCAGATTTAAACACAGTCTCTGCGAGATAACCGTTATAAGCATAGTTAGCATTATCGTAATTTCCAATCCAATGATCTTCGCTGGGTTCACCCCAAGCTAGATCAATATTTTGTGATGGATAACCAGTTGAGCTAAATGATGTAATTATCTCACCGTTGACGTATACTTTGTAACGATTTGATGCAATTGCCTGTGTAGTATCAGCCCCTATAACTAAATTGTACCAACCAATGTCTCTAAAGACTTGAGTGGTAGTAACGTCATTCCAATTACTGATTACAAGTGTTCCATTTGTATTTATTCGTACTTTCCACCACGTTGTTTCACTGTTCGCACTGCCATGATCCGATGCAAAGATAGGCCATCCAACACCTCCGATAGAAGCTGTACTACTGCCTAGATAAAACCAAGTTGATAATGTAAATGTTTTTTGATTAAAACCAGACCCATCTGTAGTGTAGGATAGTCCATCAGTAGATGCACTAGCGTCAAACAAAGCAGAGTTGTCTATTGATACTAAATTTGCACCACCTGCTGATGCTGCACCCATTAATAAATTATTATTAAACATTATTAACTATACTCCTGCGATAGTATTGCTTGTATATTTTCACCAGTGTCATCACTAGAAATAGAAGCTACTATGTAATCTAGTCTATCCACTGCACCACCAGAGGTAGAGAAGGTTGGATCAGATCCTGCTGGAAACTTCCAACAAGCATTCCATGATAGTGTACCACTACCACCTGATTGTACAAAGAATATACTTCCTGTTTGTCCTACTCTAGCATTTGTTGGTCTTGCCATTGTATGCGCTGCTGTCACAGTTGTCAAGAAGTTTTGTGCGCCTCCAAAGTTAAGAGATACACTAGCTACTCCATTGATTGCTGTAGTATGGACTGAAGCTGCTGCTGACTTAGCAAGAGCAAATGTACCACCTACACTTGTATTACCACTAACTCTAACAGTTCCTAAGAAACCTGAGTTACCTGTGATGGTAGCTGTGCCACCTATAACTACATTATTTTCTAATGATACTGCTGCTGCAACCCTAAGAGTTCCTAAGAATCCTGAGTTACCTGTTATAGTAGCTGTACCTCCTACAACTACAGCACCTTCAAGTGATACTGCACCACTAACTCTGACTGTACCTAGGAAGCCTGTATTGCCTGTTATAGTGGCAGTACCACCTATTACTACAGTACTCTCCAGAGAAGTTGCTCCTGCTACTCTGATGGTGCTTAAAAAGCCTCCTGCACCTGTTATGGTTGCTGTGCTACCCATCTTAACAGTACCACCTATGGATACATTATCTTTTAGAACAACTGCTCCAGTAACTGTAAGAGTACTTCCTAAGTTGACTGCACCTTCTAGAGATGTAGCTCCAGATACTCTGACTGTTGTTAGAAATCCTGTAGCTCCACTGACTGTTACTGTACCTAAGAAACCTGCTGCTCCAGCTACAGTTACTGTGCTGAGTAGATTGACTGCTCCACCTACACTTAATGTAGATGCTAGGCTAGTTGCTCCAGCTATTGTAACAGTAGATCCAAAGTTTGCAGCACCACCTACACTGAGTGAAGATGCTAAACTTACTGCTCCTCCTACAGTTACAGTTCCTAGTAAATTTGTATTACCACTTACAGATACGTCATCCTTAAATGTTGCAGCACCTACTACTGTAACAGTACCACCTACAAATAAGTTACCACCTACTGTTGCATTATTAACAGAGATGTTACCTTCTATAGAGGCTGTTACATTTGTTAAATTAGAACCATCACCATAAAAAGCTGATGCACATACCTTTGCATTAGATGCTTGTAGATTTGCACCACTGATTGTTACTGTTCCACCTATTACTACATTACCTGATACAGATACATCATCCTTAAATGTTGCAGCACCTACAGCCGTAACTGTACTTGCAAAGTTTGCAGCACCTCCTACACTTAAAGTAGATGCTAGACTGACTGCACCTGCTATGGTTACTGTAGATGCAAAGTTAGCTGCTCCTCCAACACTGAGTGATGAAGCAAGACTGACTGCTCCTCCAACTGTGACTGTACCTAGTAGTCTTGTATTACCTGATACTGACACATCATCTTTAAAAGTACCTGCACCTGTAGCTAAGAACGTACCACCTACTGAAGTATTACCTGTTACGTCTAGTGTTCCTCCTACAGTTACATTACTCTTTAATGCTGCTGCACCTACAACTGTGACTGTACTTGCAAAGTTAGAAGCTCCTGCTACACTAAGTGAGGATGCTAAACTAACTGCACCACCTATTGTGACTGTTCCTAATAAATTTGTATTGCCACTAACTGAAACATCATCTTTAAATGTAGCTGCTCCTACAACATTAAGAGTACCACTAACTGATACAAAGTCACCTACATTAATATAACCTGAGACTGAGATGTTTGTTGTAATACCTAATTCAGCTTCTACGTTAGAAAGATTACGTCCATCACCATAGTAGAATAAAGCTGTTACATTACCATTTACATTTAAATTACCACTGACTGATACATTATCATTGAATATTGCTGTACCACCTATTGACACATTAGTAGCTACATCTAAGTCTCCACTGACTGATACATCATTCTTAAACTCAGTCTTAGCTGTGAAGGTTCCTGCTCCTGTTACTGCAAGAGTACCCCCTAGAGAAGTATTACCTTCTACTGATACATTACCCTTAACTCCTAGAACACCACTAACTGATACGTCATCCTTAAAGGTTCCCTTACCTACGACTGTAACTGTTGAGCTAAACGTACCTGCTCCAGTATTAACCAGTGTGCCACCTATAGAGGTATTACCTGCTACATTCAAGGCTCCACTTACAGAGACATCATCCTTAAAGATAGCTGTACCTGTTACTGTGACTGTCCCATCTATGAGAGCATTACCTACTGAGATACTACCACCAATAGAAGCTGTTAGCCCTGTTAATTCTGAACCATCTCCAAAGTATTTAGCAGCACATACTGTACCTGCTACATGCATTCCTGAAGCTAGACTAGCTGCTCCTGATACTCCAAAGGTTCCATTAACATGTACAGAGTTGGTTGCTATTCTTAATGCAGTCTGAGTACCATCTGCTGTCTGTACGTTTGCTAAAGAGGTTGTAACACCTGTCCCTGTTGTACTTGCATTAACTGTAAGTAATGACCTGTACGTATTAGATATAAGTTTACCATTAAAATCTGTCATATTGAATCCCACGTTCTATTTGCAAGTTGCCACGTTGTATTACCTATAATAGGAGCAAGTGTTATTGGATCTATTGTCTCCCATTGTGCATATTGATCCCATGTTATTCCCCTACCACCTGTATCAGGTCTAGGATCTTGTACCATAGGATTGTCTCTAACATCTGGCACTTGATTTAATGGACTATTCTTTAAGTCATATTGTCCTTCAAAGTCTTCAGGACACACAAGTAATCCATAACTGTTTAATCTCATTACACTACGTTGATACACAAATCCACATGTATCACACATAGCTAATACGTTTGTTGTCTTACCTCTTGACATTAAGTATAAAATGTCAGTCTAGGTAACAAGTAGAGAGAAGCACGTTCACGATCTTCTTCCATTGCTCTAGCTAACATTTCCTCGTAGTTTGTTTTTAACATTGCTATTCTAGTGTCTGGTACAAGAGGACGCTTCATAGACATATAGTAAGCTAGTCCCATTGTCAAACACGGTAAAAATCTTTTAGGTAGATCTGCATTCTGATCAGCAGACTTATCTACATCAGTCATATCACTTACTGTTTCTATCTTAAGTACATCTGTAGCATTCTCTGGTATAGGCCACACTGATAGTGTAGGGTTATCTCTACCTCTACGTATGCTGTACTGAGATGGTCTACCTGTTTGAGTTGGTGCAGGTATGATTAAGTATTCTTCTGGAGTAATCCTTGTAAGCTGTATATCTGTATTATCTCTGCTGAGTACAACCTCAAGAGCATTAATAGTATTACTACTTAGCTCGTATGATGTCACACTGGTTGCTAGAGTTACAGCCGTAGTTCCTGTAGTCCATAGAAGTATGCCTCTGTTCTGCCAATCCTTAAGCATAAGGTTAATAGAACGTCTTGCAGAAGCAGGTTCATGACCAAGGGTATCTTCTCCCCCTATCATCTCACTAGCCTCTTGTATAACTTCATCTATGTCTAGATTAAAGTTGTATGTTCCTGATACTGCCATTATGTTCTATACCTTCTTGTCTTTCTTGCAATCTTCTTAGGTTGTCTAACGAACTGCTTTCCGGCAGCAGTCCCCTTCCTCTTTGCTTTCGTGGTTGCTGCATACTCCTTTGATGACAGGCTTTTGATTGCCTTCTCTGGAAGATATCTCTCTCCTGTCTTGCTTGACGGTTTCCCTGACTTGGTTCTCCATTTCTGCTTGCTCCACTTACTTAGTTTATTACTAGACTTTTTCTTTGGTCCTGAGTATGTTCCACCTGAACCTTTATAATACTTAACTGCTAGTTGCATTGCCCTTGCTGAATGCTTACCACCCATCTTAGCTTTTGCTCTAGCTTTAGCCCTAGCCCATTTAGCAGGATCACGTTTAGTAGCTGTACCACTAGACTTTTTTTTTCTTACTGCCATTCTGACCTCTTGCTTTCTTGAGTGATGCTTTAGCTCTCTTGGCTATATTCACCACTTGAGTTTTCTTCATTACCTTTGCTCTTTGTTCCATCACAGTTAGTATCTGTATCTTACGAGCATATGGTTTATTTACTTTCTTAACTTTAGCAACTGTAGCTCTAGCATCAGCAGGGGTAGCAAACTTTATACTTACTGTATCTTTAGGATTCTCGTCTGTATAAAGTCTACGTTTAGATCCTTTAGGTTTCTTTCCTGTTCCTTTTTTAGGATCAGCCATTACTTCTTATGTACCTTCTGAACTTCAAAGCTTGCTTTCTTAGAAGCACCTCTGTGTGCTTTATAACCAGCAGAAGGGTTTTTCATAAGCTTAAAACCTTTACCAGCTTTCATCCAGTGATATCCTTTAGGAGCATCTACAGCTTTTCTCATTAACATCTCCATCTTTTTCTAGCTTGTCTAAGTCTGCTATTTGGATTCTTAGCAGCCTTTGGAAATTTCTTCATCTGTCCTGCTGATCTAGCACAGTAGCTCTTACGCCTTGATGCTCTCTTACCAGTAGGTTTCTTTTCAGTTACGGCAGTCTTTAGTTTAGATCCGGGATTCTGTCTTCTATATTTAGCAACACCTTTAGCAGTCATACCAGCACCAGACTTAGTAGGACGTTTCTGTCCTCCTCCTATGGTCATGCCTTTCATATTACTAGGCTTTCTTTTTTTCTTAGTCTTCACCATAAGTGTTCCTATATTTTTGTACTAGATAATCACAGTAATCTTGAAACCATACGTGCCAATCTGTGTAGTCTTTTCTATCTGGCTTATGTATAGTAAAGTCTATCTTATCAGTATTACCGTAATCCATTAATACATTTTTTTAGAATAGTTAGCATTACCAAAACCACGCATAGCTTTTCCTACACCACGTACAGGTCCACCCATATTACGTTTAACTTTACCACCATACTTTCTTTGTATAGAAAGATCCCCACCTTTAACCATACCTTCAATTTCCTCACGTTGTGCTTTTGTCATAGCTTTGCCTCTCATTACATCCATATTAGTACGGGCATCACCTCCAAGACCTTTATTAATATATTCTTGCACCTCATCGTAATTAAAATTAGCAAGTTCTTTTTGACTAGCTTTTTCTGAACCTCGTAATCTATTTTGTGGATCAGCTACTCGTCTCTTACCTCTTGAACTTCCCGGTTTTTTAATCTCTGTTCTTTGTCTTCCTCCAGCACTAGGACCACCAACACTTCCTCTTTCGTTTCTTTTTGAAGCTTCCATATCAGATTTTTGTTCTTTTATTAATCTTTTTAACTCAGCTTCTTCTTTTCTAGTACGAACAATTTTTTTCTTTGCTTTTCTTGGTATTACTTTTTTAGGAGTTTCTTTTTTTTCAGTACCGTCTCCTTGTTTCTTTACAGCTTCAATAAACTTTGGCCTAGATTTAAAATCAGATTCTTTAAAAGCCTTAGTTATAGTTGCATTATCAGATCTGTTTTTACGAGTTGATTTCATAATTGCTCTTTTAAGAGGAGCCGTAATTTTACCTATAAATGCCATAGCTATTCTCCTACAGAAACTTTAAAAGATTTGCCTTGTTGATACTCTTCACTTACAACAACATTCTTAGGCTGTCCTACAACGCTTGGGCCTTTACGAGCAGCACCATATCCTTGTCCAGTTGGTCTGCCTAGTACCTTATCCAAATCTACTGGAGTTGGTATCTGTGATATGGGTCCACCCATTTAACTTCTCCTTTTCTTTTTGCTATTTAATGCTATAGCAATAGCTTGTTTACGATTAGTAACTTTTTTACCAGAGCTACTCTTTAACTTCTTTTTTTTAAACTCACCCATTACCTTCTTAACTTTTTTCTTTCCGGGCTTCATAATTTGTTGTCTAGCAGAGCTACGACTAATCATAACATCCTGCTACTACTTGGTCACCGTTATTACTAGATTTAATAACTTTTCCACCTTTACCACGATTATAAACTTGACCACCACCCATCTTTTTAACCATGCCTCCAGCTTTTTTATAGCCCATTTTTCCACGAACTTTTTTAGGTAATTTAGCTAATCCTTTTTTATCTGATGGTACTTCTTTTAAACTTCCACCTTCTTGCCTACCTATTTTTTTTGTAGGATCTATTCCACCGTAGCTTGATCCACCGGGATTAAATGTAGAACTTAATCTAGGATCTATATCTCCTGCTCTAATTTTTTTAATTCTCATAGGTTTTTTACGTCTATTTGTTTTACTACTCATTTAACTTCTCCTGTTTAATAGAACTACAATTAACCATAATTATTATTATCGTTTAGTTCTACCACCAGTTTTACGTTTAATTGTACCACCAGTTTTACGTTTGATTGCACCACCAGATTTTCTAATTCGTGTTCCTGTTGGTTTTGATCTAACTCTTCCGGGTCTAAATGTAGCACCTAAATCTGAACGTCTTGGACCTTCTGGAATTTTTTTAATTTTAACTTTTTTAACCATTTTAATTCTCCTAGCTTGCTGTTGGGGTTATAGTATCTGGACCACCAGCAGGAGATGCAGCAACTGCCATATCATCTTGTCTGGTACGTCTTGCTTGATTTCGTAGTGCCAATATAGCATTGTCATACTGTGCTTGCCATACTGGTAGTGTATTCCAATCTTTCATATACATGGTTGCTTCTATCATACAACCTGCAAAGAGAGCATTGTAGCAATACTCACTAAAATAATTCTGTGTTGTTACGCTTGTTCCTGTAGCTGATGCTAGAGGTAGTGGTTGTGATTGTGTTTGTATCTCAACTGTTATTGCTGAAACAGGAGTAGGCACAATCTTTATATTAGAGTTGTCTCTTCTTGTGTAATATCTTGGAGTACCTGTAGATGCACTAACAGGCCAATAGTCATTGACATACTCTGATGTTCTTTGTAATAGATTAGTTATAGTTGTACCTGTACTTACAATGTAGTTTACATTACGTACAATACGTACTCTGTCATTAAGTGGTATAGCACCTGCATTACCAGAAGATACTGACACACTTGCATACTCAGTCATACCTTGATCATCTAGATCTTTAACTAAACGAAACTCTGTCTTCTTAACAAATGCAGATACCTGTGAAGAAAACTCAGTAGAATCATTCTCAGTCGTGTTGATCAAGTCTGTTTTTAAGTAAGCAAAATTAGACATACTAGCCTACAAATACGGTTAGTACTGCACCATCACTAGGAGCAGACACACTTACTACACCATACACAGGAACCCCTAACTCTCCCATATAAATATCAATGGGTGAATTGGCAGCAGTTTGAAATTGTATAGCTTTTCCTTCTGCTGTTTTATTGGTTATCTGTCTTTGACCTTTAATGGTATATAATCCAGCAGCCGTAGCTACTGCATGTACTGCTAAAATTCTTGTTGTTGTAGGTCTATTATTTCCTGTACCATTGCTACCTACAGTGGTGTCATCGTCTACATACTTTAAGACCGCATCCCCTGTAGCTATAGCTGCTTTAATATTTGTACTCATATCTTCTCCTTATAATAATGAGGAAGAGGTTTCCCCCTTCCCCATATATTAATTAACCTGCGCTACCAAAGAACCCACGCCAATCAGAAACACCAAAGCTATAACGCTCTCGTGCCTTGAAACGAAGGTTACCAGTGTCGAAGTCTGGCTCCATCTTAGTTTGAAGAGGAGTACGGTTAAACATCTTAGTACCATTAGGTACGTCAGTCTTGACAAAGTAAGCGTCAGTGTCTGTGAACCTTCGGTTGATGTAGTACCCATCTGGTAGCATACCTAGATGACGAGTAGCATTGATTGCATTCGTATTAGGGTTAGCACCTGCTGCACTCGTTTGAGTGTTGCCGGGACTAGATAAAACACGATCTGCAATAGCCCATGAGTCAACTGGGATATGTAGACTTACTGCACTTGCACCAATTAAGATACCACGATCATCAGCAATCTTTTGGATGTTCGTTAGAATGGTTTCAAGTGTAGCCTCTGACAGGTCAGCAGCAGCAGCTAAGTTGCTCTGATTACCGTTAGAGATTGTTGGGTGTGCAGCAGAAAAGAATGCAGCCCCATCACCAATGGTATCTGTAAAACCATTGTTGAATAGATTTGCAGCTTTAACCTGCTTAGTGTTAGCCATTGCACGAGCAAGACCTTTAGCACGAAGCTTGGCAAACGTATCATATAGATTGTCTTCCATTGCTTCTTCTGTAATGGCAAATGCCAATGCTACAGTCTCAGCCGTATAACGGGCTACATAACTCTCTTGTGCGTCATCATAAGTAACGGCAGCACCTTCACCTTTAGTTGGGGCAGACCCAAAACCAGTGAATAGTACTTCTTCTTCAAAAGCACGATCTGAGTTTTCAATTTCATAGAGAGGCTTATGCTCATCATTAACTTCTCCATACTCAACTCCAAACACAGCATTTAAGCCGGGAAGGAGTTCTTTACTAATACTAGCTCTATTTATAGCCATAATAAATCCTTCCTATTAAGCAGTAGATGCTGTTGCCGTGACAAAACGATCACGGTGTGTGTTAAGATATACTTCTACAATCGGAAACGCATCCCCATCACCTTCGTCAGGGAATTGCGCTCTACCTATACCACGCACAGCAGCAACAGCTTCTGTACCTGATGCAGCATCTAGATAGTAACTAGACTGCCCAGTAACGGTACTACCTGATGAAGCCGTAGAACTAACAGTAACATTGTAGTTCTTTACGATTAACATCTCAGCAGCAGATAGAGTTGTAGAACATTGAATGTGATAAGTCTGATCTGGATCAGTGATCACAAAGAATTTTATATCTGTGGCACTTGTTCCACCGGGCCAATACCGGGAGAATTTCTGCTCACCATTTTCAACATATTGACAACCCATGAATACTCCAGAAGGCTTGAGCGTTGCAGCAATATATGGAGATATTGTTGCAAAGTTCGCACCGGGAAGTACTACTGGGTCACCAGTAAAAATGCTATTTGTAGGTGTACCAGCTAGGCCAGTAGATGACCAAGCAATGATATCAGTTACAGCTTCATTGTTGTAACCACCACCAATTTTACGAGCAGGAGTAAAGCCACGAAATGCTTTAGTAGTAGACATGTGTTTCTCCTATTGTTATTAGAAAGACTAGTCTTGAAAAGACGGTTGTCTTCCTGTTGTTCTTACTGATTTACTTGTATTAGAGATAGGCATACGAGAGTCATTGTTTCTCATGAGTTGTGCATTCACCGCATCCATCAGATCATTCGATTTATTCTCATAGTACTTTCTCCTAGCAGTTACACGGTTACTTGGTATTTTCGCAAGTGCCAAGTCTCCACGACAGACTGTACCAGTGTAACGACCATCTTCCTTCACGAAGGATGTAATAGCTAACTCAGGAACTTCATCAGGAGTAACAAAAACCCATCCCTGCTGTTGTCTCTTACCAACATTAGTGATGTCATCTTGACCTTTTACAGATATGCGTAACCATCGTAGTGACATTCCATCACTGTCAAATCGTGCTTCTACCTCTGGAGGTATAGCGAGGGCATCTGGCTCCTCAAAGATAAATTCTTCTTCTCTTGTATTAGCTTCTCGTTGTGTATTACTACGTGCTTCATTTCGTGTTGTCATTCTTTATCTCCCACGCTACAGTATGTTTGTATAGCCATCTGAGTCATCAACTTTTAATTTCTCAGCAGCATATTTTTCAAGTGGTATATTCCATTTCTGGGCTAGTGCAACATCTTCTTTAGATAGTTTTACTTTCCTAGAACTAGATGAGGAAGAGCGTGATCCCCCAGATACTACTTGAGCAGGTTGTGACGTATTTTCCTGCACACGTTCTTGACTTTCTCCCAACTTTTGAGGAAAAGCCTGTTTAAGCCTGTTATCAATTTCTTGGTAAAAGTCTTGATCCTGTGGATCATATCCTTCTCCTTTTAATTCTGCATCAATCGCAAGTGCAGCAGCAGTCATAACATTGTCTTTACCAAACCAATCATTCTTAGAAGCCCAATCTTCTGCTCTAGGATCATTGACAGGTTGCTGCCTAACTTGTTGTTGAGGTTGAGGCTGTGCTTGTTGTGGCACATCTTCAATCTCTGGATAATTATTCTTAGCAGCAGTTACATTCTTAAGATCTATCTGAGCATCATTAAGCATTTCTTGTGCCTTCAGTACTCTATCTTTATCACCTTCTTCAAAGGCTTCTGTATATACTGCTCTTGCTAATTCTATCTTATCAGTTAGTTGTTTCTCAGAAGCATCTAAACTAGACTTACCTAATGTATTTACTTCTTTATCTTTCGTTCTGAGGTTCGTATTTAGTTCCTCATTTTTTTGGATGAGGGCTTGTATATGTTCATCTCTTTCTTTACGTTGACGAATAAGTTGCCTTATTCTTTTCTCTGCTCCTTTAGTTTCTATACCTTCTAACTCTGGAGCTTTTTCTTCTTCTTGTTTAGGTTCAACGACTTCTTTTTCTTTTTGAACTTCTACTTGAGGCTTTTTTTCTTCTTCAGGTTCCTCAAACTCTATCTCAATTTGTTCTTCTTGCCCTGCATTCGCAACATTTACGTTGCTCCACTCTTCTTTTTCCATTTTATATTCCTTACGTTGTTCACGAAACAAACGAATTACGTGACTCTTTTATTAATATTATACCATACAATTTGTAATATCACAAACTATACAGAACCTTTTGTTAAATTAAATGTAGGATCAAGGTCTTTAGGATCTTGAACCCTCATAGTAATCTGATCATCAAACAGTAAAATAAAGCGAACACCTTTATAGAATAGCTTAGTTCCTAAGTGTTTACCATATGATACATGATCTCCGACTTGACACCATGCTCCAGTAGGAAATTTATTTTTATCCATGTAGGCTAAGTCTCCTACTGAGACAACTCTACCTACAGTTGTTAAGTAAGACATATCATCTCTGGTAGAATCAGGAATGAATATACCACCCTTGGTTTTACTTTTGACTGATACTGGTCTTATTAGTACATGATAACCCGGAAGTTCTGGTAGAACATCTGGATCTTTTACTTCTTCTTCATCTGTTATCCACAGATCATTTTTAATTGAATTACCCATATGTGCTTGTTGCATTAATCATCCTCTGCATAAGTTCGTTTTTTAATAATATCAGTTAGATTATCTCTGGCCCACTCTAGGCTGTTGATTGATCCAACTACTTGACGGTAATGAGCGAAGTCTTCAGCTACACCATTACCTAAAGTAATTCTAAGGTTGTTAATTTCTAAATTAAATTCCTTGATTACTTCATCCCATATTTCCATTACTTTAGTTTGGCTCCTTCACCAGATGTCTTCCAAGAGAAGTCATCCCATTTGTTTAGTGAACTACGTATGTTACGTCCACCAGTTACATCTTGTGCATATGGATCTCCAAAGGACTTGTCAGTATTCTTGACATGCTCTAAGTATCCTTTACCCTTCTTCATCATTACTACTCTCCTTTATTATGTTTAGCTATTGCTAGTTTAACTAATGATTCTAATTCTTTTATATCTATATCTTTTTTATTTTTTTTAGCTGAATCTAGTATGTCTTTTAACATACGTTCTGCATCTCTTTCACTTATAGAAGATTGTCTTTCTTCTTCTACTGCTAACTTACTAAGAGCATCTATAGACTTAAGTTCTTTACGAGACTCTCTATCTAGATCAGCTTTTTCTTTCTTAAAGTTATCAGCAGCACCTGACTCAAGCATATCAATGATTTGTTTATTCTCATCAAGCTCAAGTTGCTTATTCTTAAGTTCCATCTCAGCAGCTTGTACGGCTGTATCAGATTGTAGCTTCTGTTTCTGTAGTTCAACTTTAGCTTGCTCAAGAGATACAAGTTGTTGTTCAGGTGACTGAGCCATGCCCATAGCCTGATTAGCATTCATAACTTGTTGTGCAGCTTGTGCCATAACCATTTCAACTGTAGATGGATTCTGTTGCTGCTCTGGTGGAAGTTGTTGTATAGCTTGTTGTGCTACACCATTAACTTGTTCTTGATATTGCATTACTGAATGTTCTTGTATATTAGCTTGTAGAATTGGAGCTATACGTTGCATGATAGGATTAGCACCATTTTTAGGATCTTGAAGATAAGTCATTTTAGTTTGTATATGTGCTTCATGATTTTGACCCGGAAAAGCAGCAATAGGTATACCTTTAGTTGCAGCCATAATGTCTGATACTGGGTCCATCTGTTGAGGCTCAATCTTTGGTGGTAGAATATCTTCTAGGTTAGGCATGTTAGCTGCCTGTAGAATAGTTCTATTTAAAGCTTCAAGGTTAAACATTCCCGGTGGTGATTGCTGTGACATCTGTAATGCCATATTAGCCATCATCATACGATGTGCGTTAGAAGGTATGTTAGGATCAGATACTGGTATGATATCCACACGACCATCAAAGTCACTCTTGAATATACTACGATCTTCAAATGGAACATCATAAGGATATTCATCTGGTAGATAATCATAGTCTATCTTAGCTAGTATTCTAAATTCATCTTTCTGAGATTTGTGTACTCGTTTATGGATTGCACTAAAGAACTTACTACTGGCTTCTAAGAGAGCCATTGTAGTTCCGACAGGTCCATAGGAGGCAGCATCAGAGACAACTTGCTCTGTGCTGTCTGCAAAACGCTGACCAGCAGCACTTACAAAATTCAACATCTGAAATAGAGTTGAGGAAGGCTCTTTATAAGGCAAGGGGATAATAGCCTTAGAGAGATCCATTCCAGTTGCTTCAACCTCCTTGAACTCACCGGGAGAGATAGGGTCGTTATCTCCGACCATTCTCAACCCTTTAGCCTTGAAACCACCCGGTAAATTGGCAAACTGTCCTGCATCTATGAGGGATCTCATGGCAGCAGTTGCACTCATGGTGAGGTTACCTAGGAAGTGAATCAAGCCTAACCCATAGAAACCAAAGCCCGGAACAAATCTATAATGCACAAAGTGACTGCGCTTCTCTTTGTTCTGGTCATTCTGCTCATAGTTTCTACGAATACTTAACACTTGCCTTGACTGTTCTATAACTGTAACAATGTAAGGAAGTGATTCTCCTGTATCTTCTATATCAAGATAGCAATGTTGTTCTAGTAATGCATACTGTGGATCATTATCAGAAGAAGGAGACAAACCAATAATGGTATCTAGCTTACGAGTGAAGTCAGTAAACAATCCTTCTTGATTAGGTTCTGGTAATTCTACGTCATCGTATATACCTGCACGTATATCTCGTTCCATATCTATAGGACTACGATATATTAGGTGAGTGTACCTATCAGCATTTCTTAAGTCAGTTGCATAGTATGATACATAGAACTGGTCAATAGGAATAAACTCTGACATAGGACGCTTGAGTGCTGCATTGTAGTAAACCTTTTTGAATGCAGATCCTATCAAGGGTAGATGGAAAAGCATTCTTTCAAACTCATCAAAATATTCTGGCATCTGCTCAGTTACCTGATAGTTCATAAAGTTTTGTACTCTATTTGCCTGTGCTTCTTTATCAGGAGTAGACTTACCCATGATGTTTGCTTTGACAGGTCCACTAGCAGGAAAGAGTTCTGCTGATGCCTTAGATTGAAACTTAACTGCTGACTCTATGAGCAATGGGTGTACGGCTGTACATGCACCATCAAAGGGATCACTTCCCGGTTGTAGCTTTAGACCTAGTAAATCAAAGCCACGTTCAAACATAGACTCCCATTCTGCTCTGGAATCTTTATCAGCTTGAAAGTTATCTATAACTTGATCAGCTATTTCATCTAAGTACTCACCATCTAATGTTTCTGTTAGGTTACCATACCA